TAGTCCTTTTGACATTAAAGAAATTCTTTTTGTCTGTCATCTCTATCATGTCTAGGAATAATAGGTTTCTTTTGCATATACTTCAAAGTATAACCTATGGAAGCTTCAGTAACAGTACCAATAAATACACTACCAATAGGATCATACCGACCACCAGGTTTATAATATGACCATGCTTTTTCAACCAATTCAGCATCAGCATTAAATATAATTAAATGATAATGAGGACGATGTCTTTTACCACCATATTCGCCAATAGCATAATACTTCAACTTTTTATTAGATAATTTTCTAAGACGTTTCATAAATAACTGCAATGCACTTTTATCAAGTGACTTAAATCCATTATTAGTTATGGGTACGTGTTTAGTATCATACGTTAATGTAACAAATAAAGCAGTTTCAGAACGCTCGCCCTCTTTAACCAACCTAAAAGACCATCCCGATGTTCTCCGTTTCATACAATTAGGACATTTACCACAAGGTAGCGCCATCCATTGAGTAGTAATTTTATCTCTAACCTGAAACGGAGTAATACATCGAGAACTCATTAAATAGTAGGTGTACCGTATTTAGGCATAGGACGCACAGCCTTAATTTTATTCAATACGTGACAATATAATTTTTGAGCATCTGGATCAGTAACAGCAAATATACGTTCGGTTTCAGTGGGTGTACATTCAACAAACTCCTGAGATAAGGTAGGTTCATTTTCGAAAATACGACCTAAATGCCAATAATCCAGAGAAGTACGGAAATCACCAGCAACACGAGAAGGCATATATTTATACTCAGCATAACGAGGAACATAACCGAAAGTATTGTCTTTATTTTCGGTATAAGCATATAACTCTTGAAGTTTAACTTCTTGCTCACCAATATTCGCAAATGATGGCCAGAAATAATCTAAAGGATCAAGTTTTAAGAAAGTACGAGGAATACCTTGTTGATAAGCAGTCTTTGGCATTACAGACATGATACCAATAATATATCCATGTTCTTCACAATAATAAGAACCTGAACGACCAGAAGAAACAGAAATACCATGACCAGCCATATTACCTTGAGGTAATTGGTCTTGCGTTCCAGAAGTATTTAACACTTCACTAATAACAACTGGAGTTTTAACACCAGTAATATATTCAGGACGTTGTAAACGAGCATCAGAAGATTTTACACCAAAATGTGATAAAATACTTTCAACATATCTAGTACCACCACGAGCATTTTTTTCTAACCACTCTTGTAATCTATAAGCACGACGTAAATCGTTAATTGTTGTAGGTTCTACTTCTAAACCATCGACACGAGCCCACATATCTGTGTCTATATCAGGACGTTCATCACTAACTAAACTAACAGAAGTTGGTGTGCCTGATAATGTAGTAGAACCAGTACCAGCAAAATTTCCATAAATTGGAGCATCTCCATTAACACTACCTAATGGAATATCTACAGCAGCACCTTTTTGAGCAAAAGGTAATGAAGCAGTAAAATAATCATGTTCCCATGCACGATAACGTGGTTTACAAAGCTCGCGAACTCTCGCCCAACCACCAGACTGATTACCATCTTCTAACTTATAATTAATAGGAGCAATCAAATTTTGATCACGATAATACTCATTATAAATACACTGATAAGCAGCAAAAGGTAACATTGAAATCTTTTGTGCAGTACTATTATCAGGTGGGGGAGGTACTCCTAAATAATCGGCTAAACGGTATGCATCTTGTGCCTTAGTAGGAATTGCATGTTGAGGCTCAAAGTGATCACTTTCCAAAGTAGGTAATACATATGTAGGACCGGTACCAGTTGGACCGTTATTAGTAATAAAAGGCTCCCAATTATCCCAAAGAATACGATTTGGAACAAAGAAATAATGCATAGTAACATCCATACGATGCATAACTGGAGCAGTCATAGGAGCAAATCGAATAATAGATTCACAACCAATATCAAACTTATCTCCAGGAACACACTCCAAAGCTAAAATTGGAGTTAACTCACCCATATTTGTAGATAACTTAACATCGTGAGTAAGGTCAAAGAAATTTTTCTTAGGTCTCTTTAACTGAATAGAATTAAAAATATTCTTAGCCATAATTATAAACGGATTCCACCGCGTGACATGTAATAAGTACGTGAAACTTTTCTCTTGCCGTAACCTTTACGACCGTAGGACTTACGTCCT